GTGGGCAGCAACCTGACCAACCGCTACTACCTCGACCCGATGAGCCGCTCCTATCTGCCTGCACCGGGTAGGACAATCCGCATTGGGATAACTGGAAAATGGTAATGATCAATTAATCATTTTGGGAGTGAAAAGCCGTCTGAACATTGGGTGTCAGACGGCTTTTTACATGATGGCTTAGTTATGCCCTACTCTTTCATGTTATAGAAAGTTGAAGCTAACCTGCATAATTTTTATATCTTCTGCTTTGAAATTAAAAAGGCTGTTTGAAAATAAAACGTCTATATTTCAGACGGCCTTATATATTACGCCTCTATCAAGGGGCGTAAATCTTAGTTAAAACCCCTTGACAAATATTTTTAACCGATATTTGAGAGGGGTCTAAAATGTCAATTTGTTTCTACACTATCACACCACAACCGGAACAAAATCCAGTTGCCTACATCGTCCGTCTTTTCTCCGATAAAAACGGCTATTCCAAGCTCATTAATACAAGAGCTTTCCCCGTAACCAATCTCCAAAATCCAAAAGCAACAGAAGAAACCGCTTCTTTATATGGCGAGTTATGCGTTACTGATTTCATGAATCAGGAGGAAAACGCATGAACCGTTCAGCTTCAGCAAGCGCGGAACGCGCTCTTCCTTGTCTAAATAGTAACAACTGCATTGAGACAGAAAACCTTAATAAAAACAATGCAAAGCAAATGCCGATTGGTTATGAAAAATTCCTTCCGAACGAATGCAAACCCGAATTTAACGAGTTTTCAACATCACACAAAAAATCATCAAGCGCTTTGGAAATGAATGTACATCAATTCATTGAAACATTCGGCCTTAACCATGTTGGATTTTTGACTTTGACCTTTTCGGATGACGTTCAAGAAGTGAAAGAAGCACAACGCCGTTTTCACAGCTTACGCACCAATTTCCTGAAAAAACATTTTGAACACTACATCTGCGTATACGAGCGCATGAAAAGCGGTCGTATCCATTTTCATCTGATTGTTAATACACGAGAAGATATAAGACGTGGCCTGAATTTTAAGCAAATTCAAGCCCGAAACTACACATCAGCAAACAAAGCACTTCGTCAGCTTTGGCAAATCCTTCGTGAAAACATGGATAAATACGGTTTCGGCCGTTCCGAACTGTTGCCGGTAAAGACCAACAGTAAAGGCTTGGCAAGATATGTGGCCAAGTACATTTCAAAACACATTAACAGCAGACTTCCTGAAGATAAAGGCTATCGCCTGATTCGTACAACCATCGATAAAAAAAGTCTGTGGAAGATTGCAAACAGCAATTTTTCGTTTGTAAGTGCTGGTTCGCGCCTGTGGCGCGAGAAGCTCCAGCAATGGATTATCTGCATTGAGCCATATTTAAAACAGTATGCAAAACATGAATTTAACAGAGAACTCAAAGCCATTACGGAAGAAAACTACAACCGTATTTTATCAAGCCTCATTAGCCCGAAATGGGCGTTTTACAACCGAGAAACCATCATCAATATGTAGCGAAACAAGCAATCGTTGATTTTGGTTCGGGGGCGGGATGGGCGCGAAACCGCACTTGCGAAGCAAGGAGAACGGCGCAAGCCGTGTGTGAGCGCCCCTCCCGTCCCGCCCCCGAACCGTTGAATACCAGCAAAACAGACCTTAAAGAAAGGAAAAACATCATGTCTCAAGAAACAGAACGCCGACAAGGTATTTTCGTTATCGCCTCTTTTGACCGAATGTTCACGCGTGAACGCAAAAACCAAGACGGTACATTTACCAAGACGCATTATGTCGGCCTGATTATACGTAGCGAAACCGAAACGCGCCTTTGCGAAGTTCGCACCAAACACCCTGAAAAATATGAAGGCTACAAGCCTCAACAAATCGTATCAATGCAAGTATTCCCACGCGCATTTAAAGACAATATCTATTTTTCAGACGAAGCATAAACAAGATTCAAGGCTTTGCGGTGTGCCTTGAATTGACCCCGAAACACCGCAAAACTTTTTTCAACATTAACTAAAGGAAAACAAAATGAAATTCCAAAATCTGAAAAACAAAGCGAAGTACGCCTTGGCAACTGTTGCCGTTTCTGCCCTGTCTGCACCTGTAATGGCTGAAGGCATTTTGGACACCGTGAAACAAGAAATCACTGGCTATAAAGCCGAAATCATCGCATTGGGCGCAATCGTTGTAGGTATTTCTATCGCATTCGCGGTTATCCGTATCGGTAAACGCGGTGCAAATGCGGTTTAAGGTGTAATCATGGGTTATCAAGTAGGCCGAATTTGTTACGAAACCGAACAAGAAGCCGTCAATGTCTTGATGACCCAAGTTTCACCAACGATTGACAAAGACGGCGTGTTACATCACGCCGTTTTTGATGGTAAAGCTTGGAAGTATCAAGAACAGACAGTAAAACTTACGTTCCCTCAATGTGAGTTTGGCGAATTTGCACAAGCAGGGCGTGAGTTAGGCTATCAGCTTGTTTTAATTATGGTTTCATTATTTCTAATTGTGATTGCCGTCAAAGTTGTAGGCATGATAAGCAACAAGGAAGAAGAATGACACCCGAAATTGAATTTCTTATAGGTATGTTACCGCCTTTTGCGGTAGCTATCTGTTTGTACGTCTTAATCCGTAGTTTTCAGTAGTCATAACAAGGCATAAAGCATAAAATCTAATTTTCCGAAACATTCACGAAAGTTAGAAAATGCTTATCCAAACCTTTAATATTTTATTTGTAATTTTTTACACTCTTCACTTCTCCAAAATTATTTTAATACCTAATGAAATTAGGTATTTTATGATGATTTCTTTTTTAATTTTAAATATTTATGGGATTCTGAAAAGAAAACCGTTTATTTTTAACAAAAAATCATTAGATGATGATTTATTTATTATGGATACAAATCCTAAAAAGCCTAAACCATTAGACCCTGATATGGTTAAGTTTATGTCTGACTTAAATAAATCAATAGAGAAGAAGAAACTAGATAAGATTAAAGTTAAAAATGAATAAATTAATCATTCCTTTATTAGTTTTATTTACATCTAGTTTTGCTGTTGCAGGCGAAATTAATGTTAATAATTCAAAGTCTATCACTTATACGAAACAGCATACTGAACATTGGGACAAGAAACCCTGGGCGCGTTCTGTATCAGATAATTCTTACAGAAAATTTCAAACAGAGGCCATGAAGGCGCGATATCAGGGCTATTTATCAAAACAGACTGTAAATGCAACCTTTGAAGCTACTGTTTCCCGTAAAGCTGTTCTATCAGGTGCATTTGGCCTTGTTAAAGCAGGTGCAAAACTTGGATCAAAAGCTATTCCATATGTTGGAACTGCTTTATTAGCTTATGATGCATATCAAGCCGTTAATCCGTCTTTAGAATCGGCAGGTTATGAATACAATAAAGAACAAGGCGAATTTATAAAAGGATACCCAGATGCTTTATGTTTAAAAGACCGTGCTGTTAATTCGTGTGTAGGTATTGATTCATCAATTATTAAAGCAAAAAACAAAGGTGGCCAAAGTGAAAAAGACGCTGAAGAATTAATGAGTATTCTTGTCGAAAAAGATTTTCGAAAAACATCAAAAATAATTATAGAAGATAGGTACAAAGGAGCATATTTTAAATTTTGTTTTTTTATTGGTTCTGGTGTCTCATGTGAAATTAGTACTGGTACGCGATTTTTTTATGGTGCAAAAAATGGATTTCACACTGAAACTTTGACAGAAGAAAAATTCCTACAAATCGCTACTCCTTCTATTGATGGAAACCCAACTCCATTTGTAGAAGGCACTGGTAAACCCGAATATAAAGAAAATATCAAAGTCCCTGCCGGAACAGTCGTTACAATCGGCCCAGTAGAAACGCCTGAAGGCAAAAAGACCTATACAGTAACTTTCACGAATCCAACAAATGGCGGAAGTAGTGAAGCCTCTGTACAGACTAATAATAGCCCTGCACCGACTGGCAATACTGGCGGTAGTCCTGATGGAAATCCTAAAGGTAATCCTGACGGTAAGCCCGATGGAAAACCTGACGGTAAACCCGATGGCAATCCTGACGGTAAACCCGATGGCAATCCTGATGATAAACCTGATGACCGTCCTGATGATAAACCTGATGGCCGTCCTGATGACAAACCCGATGATAAGCCTGATGGAAAAGACGGTAAGGACGGAAAAGACGGTAAGGACGGCAAGGACGGCAAAGACGCCCAAGACCTTTGCGAGAAACACCCCGAAGCTTCAGCCTGTAAAGATTTAGGAGATACGGACTATAAAGACTTAGAAATACCTGAAAAAGCAATCAATTTAGAATTAAAACCGCTAGATATATTCAGCACTAACGGCACATGTCCTGCTAATCCTACGTTTAGTCTAGGCGTATTAGGAACGTTTGATATTCCCTATGACTATTTCTGTAATATTGCCCGATTGCTTCGTCCTATATTGATTCTAGGCACGATCATAATGTGTGGATTCTTCGCTTTTAACGCAGTTAAGGAGCTTTAATCATGTGGGGCAAATTAATTACAAGCGTTTTAATGACCGTTGCAGGCAAAGTTATAACCGCTCTTGGTCTGTCATTCGTCAGCTATGTAGGGCTAAACGAAATTCAAGGCTTTCTTTTATCACACGTTCAAACGCAAATCGGCGGTATTCCTTCAGATGCAATGAATCTAGCCTATATCGCAGGAATTGGCGTTTGTCTGAACTGGATTTTTGGCACTTTCGCCTTTGTTGTTTCGCTTAAAAGTCTTTCTAAATTGTCAGCTTCTATCAGTAAAAAATAAAAAGGGTAACGTATGCTTTATTTAATTACAGGTGTTCCGGGTTCGGGCAAAACCCTGAAAATGATTTCAGACTTGATGACACGTCAAGACTTAAAAAACCGTCCTTTATATCTTGACGGCATTCCTGAAGTAGATGAAAAAATCATTCCAAATTTGCCTATTCCTGAAGGCGAAACAATGCAGACGTGGCACAAATGGGCACCGACAGGCGCAATACTCGTTATTGACGAATGTCAGCGCGTATTTAGGCCACGCCCAAGCGGTTCAAAAGTCCCCGATTTTGTGGCCGAACTTGAAACGCACCGCCATAAAGGCATTGATATTTTCTTATTGACCCAACATCCTAGACTGATTGACAGTAACGTCCGCGCATTGGTAGGCCATCATTGCCATATCGGCAAAACAAATTTAGGTGTTCGCCGTATGCTGGAATGGGAAAGGTGCGCAGACCCGACATCATCAAGAGATGTATCTTCTGCTGTTAAAAGCGTTTATACGTTGGATAAAAAAGCCTTCGGCGTATATAAATCAGCCGAAGAACACACCAAAATCAAAACCAAGTTAAGCCGTGTTGTATATATCTTCCCTGCCGTGCTTGCCCTCTTAATTACCGCCGGTTGGTATATCTATTCAAGCTGGAATAATCGGATAGACACGATGAAGGCAGAACAGGAAAAGCCCAAAATTGAGGCGCAAGCCTCAAGCCCTGAAGCGGTGGGGGCGGTTGCTGTTCCAACAGCAAACGGCACCAACGCAGAAGGGCAATACACGCCACAAACGGCTTTTCCTGAACCGCCGAAGCCACATCTATCAGAAGATGACTACAAGCCTAGAATTGAAGATAGACCCGAAACCGCGCCAATATATGACGGCGTAAACAAATCAATAACCGCCATGCCTTGGCCTTCTGCTTGCGTAAAAAGTGATAATGGCTGTAATTGCTATACAGACCAAGGCTCTAAGATTGCGGAAATAAGCAAAAAAACCTGTTTAAGCTATATCAAAGATGGCTTGCCGTTCAATCCTTATAAAGCCAAAAAGACCGAAACAGCAGAAGTTAAAGAAACCGAACAAGAAATAGAAAGGCCACAAGTTTTATCTATGGGCGGTAAAAGTCAACAGAATCTAATGTATGACGGTTATGTTGAAAAAGGAAACGAAATAGGCGCACAAAATGGCGCTAAAACAGGCTCATGAATCCCATCAGGATTGAACCTAAACCAACAAAACAACCGTTAACCAAGTCAGGGGGAGGACGTCCAGAAAGATTTGTAAAGACAGCTTTATCGTCTTTATAAATCTTTTTGGATACCCCTTGACGCTAGACCAATCAAAAACGCTTTAAAGAAGGGTTGGTGCGGTTTTTTGCGCCAACCCCTGCCACATGGCGAATGTCGCCGAAGGCAAGCACACGATAAGCTTCAAGCCCTGAATGAGTAAATCAGCCCATTGAGGGCTTGGCGTTTGACGAAACACCAAGTAAAGCCCACGACTTCG